ACAACATCATTGGCTTGAAAGGCATAGGGCCAGTTAAGGCTGCAAAGATCTTAGCTGAATGTAAGACTGAACGGGAGATGTACGATGCTTGTGTTAAAGCTTATGATGGTAATATTGAACGAGTCACCGAGAACGGAGCACTTCTATGGTTAAGAAGAACACCACACGATACTTGGTACCCTCCGGCTTTGAACTCGGGGGCTTCGAGTGGACAGTCAAGTTCTCAGACGACCTCACAGAGCTAGGTAAGTGTGATTGTCACTCTCAGTTGATTACAATCCGTAGCGGCATGAGTGAGCAGACAACACAGCAGACCTTCTACCATGAGTTAGTTCACGCTATTATGTTCACGATGGGTCACATGACTCACGATGAACAGTTCACAGATGCCTTCGGTGTCTTTCTCCACCAGTTTCACAAGACAGGCCAATGGTAACACGTAAGATAATGAGTAAACGAGCAGTGGCTCTAAAGCATGGATTCAGATCAGGGTTAGAGGAAGAGACTTCAAAGTTCTTGACTGATAACGGTGCTAAGTTCACGTACGAGGAGATGAAGATAAAATACCTTCAGCCTGCCACTGAACGCCAGTACACCCCTGACTTCGTGCTTGAGAATGGTATCATCATCGAGACAAAGGGTAGATTCCTAGTTGCTGATCGTAAGAAGCATTTGTTGATTAAGAGACAACATCCTCATTTAGATATCCGTTTCGTGTTCTCTAACAGTAAACAGAAACTAAATAAGGCGTCAAGAACAACATACGCTGATTGGTGTATCAAGAACGGATTCCAGTATGCAGACAAAGAAGTTCCTGTACACTGGATTAAAGAACGTAGACGAAAGGTAAGCGATGGAAGTAAAATTGATTCGTGAGAACCCTGATGGTAGTGCAGACTTCAGCTTTGATATGACAGACAAGGAAAAGGAAGCTCTTCTTTGTCTAGGTATCCTGACAGGTATCAAGCGTGGTATCGAAGAAGGGAAGCTGTACATGACCGAGGAACAACAACATGGCGAAGATAGTAGTACACTATAAGCCTCCGCCGTTCAAGCCTGATTGGATGGATGGTTGTCTTAAACTGTATGTGGTAGATCATCCTAGACTTGGGTGTAGGCTGATTACAACAACGAAGGTGGTTAAAGAGTATCCTAACGGAGTCTTTGAGACAGAGTATGCTGTTTACCACCCGATTGATGGAGACTTCAATGACACTTAACACTCAACCGTTGGACGACTATTTTCACTTGATAAATAAGGAGAAACAAGATATGGCTATTTTTGATGGTTGGACTGAGGATGGGTATCAAGAACCTATGACCAAGGTTTATTTCACAATCACTACACCTGCGGTAGAACATTATCCTGAGCATACTCACACTATGGATATTGCTTGGACAGAAGGTGCTCGTTGGCATGATGTGGTATGGGAGGTTCTTAAAGTTCTAGAAGCCTCTTATGGCTACGCTATTAAGGATCGAGTTTTCTTCCAGATGCACAAATTTAACATTGAAGCTGAAGAGACACATGGTGATCCTGACTTGGCAAAGCAAATGTTTGAGAAGGACTTGAGCTAACATGAGGATCCTAGTAATCCCCGATACTCAGGTCAAGGAAGGTATTCCAATGGAGCACCTAACTTGGGCTGGCAAAGCTATCTGTGAATACAAGCCTGATGTAGTTGTTCACTTGGGCGACCATGCTGACATGCCTAGCCTATCTAGCCACGATGTTAAAGGTAGTAAATACTTTGAAGGTTTACGCTACCAGAAAGACATTGAGGCAGCTAAGTTGGGTATGTCTATGCTTCTACAGCCTCTTCGTGACCTCCAGAAGACACAGAAAGACACCAAACACAAGGTCTACAAGCCTCGTATGGTGTTGACACTCGGTAACCATGAGAACCGTATCGACAGGGCTGTTAACAATAATCCTATGCTTGAAGGTTTAATCTCCATTGAGGACTTGGAATATGACAAAGATTGGGAAGTACACGCTTTTCTCCATCCAGTATTTATCAATGGCGTTGGCTTCAATCATTATTGGCCTGTTGGGGCTATGGGACGTCCTGCTGCTTCCCCTGCTGCTATTATCTCTAAGCTTCATATGTCTTGCGTGGCTGGACACCAGCAAGGAAAACAGGTCGCTTATGGTAAACGTGCTGACGGGAAGCCTATCACTGCTATCGTTGTTGGTAGTTATTACCTTCATGATGAGTCTTACATGGATCAGCTCTCCAACCGTCATTGGCGTGGGTTGTTGGTCATGAACGAGGTAGCTGACGGACACTTTGATGAGCTTTTTCTATCAATCGAATATTTAGGAGAAAAATATGGCGGAGTTATGCGAGAAAGTACTCTTAGAAAAGCTAAAAGCTAACTATGTTTATGATGATTATTTCGGTTTGTTATTTGAGAAAGACTCGCTAAAAGATATGTCGTACCCTACAACAAGAGGTTATCGTCGAATCTATATAGCTGGTCAGCCTTATCTATTACACCGTTTAATCTTTTTTTACCATAATGGGTTCTTCCCAAAAGTTGTAGATCATGTTGACGGAGATGTTCATAACAACCGAATTGAAAATCTTCAAGGGTGCGATCAGAAAATAAACATAGAGAAAGCTAGGATTTTTAATACTAATAAAACAGGTTTTAAAGGTGTTAGTTATCACAAAGCAGCAGGTAAGTATGAGGCTTACTTTTGGAAAGACTATAAAAAAATATACTGTGGGTTACACGACACCGCAGAAAAAGCTTACAAAGCACGACAAGAGAGGAAGTATGGACAAGCCAATATCACTGTCGATTGAAGAATACATGGAACGAATTGGGAAAGGTGAAATGCTCGTGGAACAACGGCTAAATGGGACAACAGCTGAGGACTTGTACAACGTAATAAGTAAACCAAAGCATTACATGCTCTTTGATGAGTTTCAGATTCAATGTAGAGCTAAAGAAAACAAAGGAATTGAAGTACGGGATGTGATTGAGAAACTTGTAAGGAAGAATCAAAAATCTATCAATTTAGATAACATTCAAGCAAATCCTTTGTTTGATTCAGATTATGTACAACTTATGCAGTACTTAATGAGGTTCATGGACAAAAATGGGGTAGAAGACCTCAAAAAAGCCCGTTGGTATCTTGACAAAATGATCGAGGCGTACTAGAATACGTGCCCTCCAAAATTAACACAAACAACAAGGATAAGAAGAATGACTTACAAACAGATGACTCCCTATGAGACTTACATAGCCAAGAGCAGATATTCACGCTATCTTGACGACAAAGGCCGTAGAGAACACTGGGACGAGACAGTTAAGCGTTATTTTGACTTTATGGAGAAACACCTCCTAAAGAACAATAACTATGTGCTGTCGGCAGAACTTCGCAACAGGTTGGAAAACGCTGTAGTGAATCGTGAAGTACTTCCCTCAATGAGATCAATTATGACTGCTGGAGAGGCTCTAGAGCGCCAGAACATCGCTGGTTACAACTGTAGCTATCTCCCTATTGACGATCCCAAAGCCTTCGATGAGGCTATGTATATCCTCCTGTGTGGTACAGGTGTAGGCTTTAGCGTGGAGCAGAAATATGTCAACAAACTCCCTGAGATTCCTGAAAAGCTTTATGAGTCTAATACTGTGGTTCACGTTAAAGACTCCAAAGAAGGATGGGCAAAGGCCCTACGACAAGTTCTTGCTCTCCTATGGGCAGGTGAAGTGCCTAAGTGGGATGTCTCTAATGTACGTCCTGCGGGAACACGTCTCAAGACATTTGGTGGTCGAGCATCAGGCCCTGAACCCTTGGTTGACCTATTCAAATATGTGGTGGGCAAGTTCAAGGGAGCACAGGGACGGAAGCTTACCTCGCTGGAAGCACATGACATATTGTGCAAGATCGGAGAAGTTGTGGTGGTCGGTGGAGTACGACGGAGTGCTATGATCTCTTTGTCTGACTTGGGTGATGACCGTATGGCACACGCTAAGGCAGGTAATTGGTGGGACGGTCAAGGCCAACGAGCATTGGCTAACAACTCAGCGGTCTACGAGGTTAAGCCTGATGTAGGTCAGTTTATGCGTGAATGGAGCAATATCTATGAAAGTCATTCAGGGGAGCGTGGAATCTTTAACCGCTATGCTTCGGAACTTCAGGCGGCTAAGAATGGTCGTCGTGTACTCGATAAAGAATGGGGCACTAACCCTTGTAGTGAAATTATCCTCCGCCCTTACCAATTCTGCAACCTCTCTTCAGTTATTGTTCGTGCGGATGATGATGTGGAGTCTCTTAAAGAAAAAGTCGCTATTGCGACAATCTTGGGAACCTTCCAATCGACGATGACCAACTTCCCGTACCTGCGTAAGATCTGGCAGACTAACACTGAAGATGAACGCTTGTTGGGTGTCTCAATGACGGGTATCTTGGATAATCCATTGTTGAACTCAGCTAACGACCTTGACTTACCTAAACGCTTGGAGGCTCTCCGTGATGTGGCTATTAAAACTAATGCTGAGTTTGCTAACTCTTTGGGCATCCCTGTTTCTGCTGCTATTACTTGTGTCAAACCTGAAGGCACGGTCAGCCAGCTCACTGGAACTGCATCTGGTATCCATCCTCAGCATAGTGCTTATTTTATTCGTAGGGTACGTAGTGACAATAAAGATCCTTTGACTACTTTCCTGAAGAACTCAGGGTTTCCGTCTGAGCCTTGTGTTATGAAGTCTGACTCTACGACAGTGTTTTCTTTCCCAATGAAGGTTGAGAAAGGAGCAGTGTTGAGGGAAGACTTGACCGCTATTGAGCATTTGCGTCTATGGTTGATTTTTCAACGTCACTGGTGTGAGCACAAGCCATCAGTGACTATCTCTGTTAACGAGAATGAGTGGCCTGCTGTTGGAGCATGGACATGGGAGCATTTTGATGAGGTTACTGGCGTATCGTTCTTGCCTATGGATGGCGGTACGTATCGACAAGCTCCCTATGAGTCTATCGACGAGGCAACGTACCATAAACTTCTTGTGGAGATGCCTTCATCTATTGATTGGGAAGCGATGAGCGAGAACACAGACAATGTGGAAGGTGCTCAAATGCTCTCCTGCACTGCTGGCGCTTGTGAAATTGCCTTTTAAGGTAATGATCCTTATGCGGGTGATCGAGATGGTCACCTGCTTCCACATTATTGCTAACACATGGAGGCATTGGTAACATATGATAGTAGACTTTAGCTGGTCAGGTGGCCTAGTCTTTGGATTGAACCACACTGAGGAGGCTGTTGTAGAGACTGACGAAGATGTGTATGAGTTCGCTAACGCAGTTCTTCTACATCTAGGATTCTTTACAATAGCATTTATCTTTGTTCTAGGAGATTAGAAGACAATAAAAAAGGCCCCTTGTGAGGGCCTTCTTCGTTTCTGTACACAAGGGCTTTTTATGCCTTTTTGTACTCTTCTTCAGTCAAGATACCTGCTTTGTATTTGTTATCAGGCTTGAAGATAGTAAGTTCTTGTTGACGCATAGCAGGGTCAAAGCTGATGTGCATCCAACGACCAAACTCATGGATCATCTGGTCAAACTTGATACCTGCCTTCTTGACTTCCATGCACAGTTGGTAAGGAGTCAGTTTAGAGCTAGAGACATCAATAGCCCAACCATCCATGTGAGAGGACTTAGCAGAGCCTCCAACAGCAATGTTGACAGCTGGTAGACGTAGCCAAGAGTTAATGCGTAGAGGGCCTGTAACAGCTCTCAGTTGCTCCAAACACTTAGCTGCTGTCTTCATGTTCTCCAGTTGGAGTGTAGAAGGCTGGTTATCAATGTTGTTACGGATAGCTGTCTCAGAGTAAGTAGCTTCCTCTAGAGTAAAGTGTTCACTTAAGTTCATTTGTTTTTCTTCTCCATGATCTTCTCAGCCGTGCGGCCACCAAAATATGCCAACATAATCAGTTGACCCCATTCACCTAGCAATTTAACGTAGGACTCGTTCACATTGACGTTAAAGGCTGACATCATTGCAAACAAGAAGTAAGCACCCAATATAGCCACAAGGGTCATAGGTCGGATGTTCTTAGACAACCAAGAGTCAGAAGACATATCAGCCTTCCAACGATCAGTTACGTTCTGTTGCTCGACCTCAAAGGCCTTGGTGTCTATTTCCTTAAGCTTAAGAGCAAGTTCAGGGTTAGACTCAAGGGCCTTAGTGACCTCAGAGACTGAAGCAGGGACACCTAACTTATCAGCTATAGCCTTGACAGCCATACCCCCTAGAGGTCCTCCTACGGCTGTTGCAAGGGCTGGAGCAGCCCCTTTGAGGATATTAAGAAGGCTGTCCATCTTGTTGTGTCTTGTCAGCAGGCGGGTTTGCACCCTTACGACCAGAGATAGCACCCATAGCGCCTACGCCCATGAAGGCAATAGCTTTGAGGATCTCAAGGAACACAGCATCAATAGGAGCTAAGTCACCTGTTTGCTCTTCAAAACCTATGAGCCATAAGACACCAAAGGCAATAACCAATACCATCACTGTGATTGAACGGACAACAAAAGACCAAGTTCTGATCTCAATCTCGTCCGCTGTCATCGGTGGTTTGTCCATCCATTTTTGAATTAGTTCTTTCATGGTACTTCTTTTTCTCCCTTTGGTTTTCTAGTTGTTGAAGTGATTTTTCTACCCTAGCATTTAAGACTAGGTTGTCTATGTAGATAAATGCTGTGATGGGTAATGCAATGAAGCTAACTGAGGCAAAGAAGACCATACCCCAAAAGTAGATCTTTGCATCGTAATTCGATATATTTGCCATGAGGATAACCAAAAAATAATTATTAGACCTAAGATTACCCAATGAGGAACACAGCGGTCAACACGATCATTATCAGCCTTGATCTTGTCTACTCTACGTTGCTTCTCGTTCCTTCTATCCTGTTCCCTTG